CATTCTAACTACATAAGATTTTATAACAATAAGAGATCTAACTTGGAGCGCTTCGGCGCTCCTTTTTTTATTATAAATAGGATTATATAACGAGAGATGACAAATGGCTATTGGAACAACTACGGTATCAACTGGAATTTTAGAATCTAGTCTTACAACTAATACTAACTACTTACAACCTACTGGGTTTAAGTTGTCGATTAATCGTAAGTATTTTCCAAATTTAGAATACTTTGCTCAATCAATAATGCATCCAGATACTCAAATTTCTGCGCTTGAAATTCCGTATAAAAGAATTGGATCTATTCCTTTTACTGGCGATAAATTAGTATACGGTGAACTTACTGCTATGATTATTATGGATGAAGATCTTTCTGCTTATAGCGAAATGTATAATTGGATTAAATCTTTTGTAGAAGCTCCAGATATAAAACCATCAGAAGCTAAAGATGGAGATAAAGGTCCATCAGAAGCAGATATTACTGTATCAATTTTAACTAGTCATAATAACGTAGCGAAGAAGATAATATATAGAAATGCTATCCCAACTTTGCTTGGAGATATTGCTTTCGAAGCTTCTCAAGGAGATGTAAATTATATTACATTTCCAATCTCTTTTAGATTTACATACTTTGACATTGAATAAACTTAGGATATATTATGGATTTAAAAATGATCCTCGACATGTGGTCGAGCGACTGTGTTATTGGTCAAACGAGTTTAGATGAATCTTCTCGTCAAACTCCATTACTTCACGCAAAATATTTAGAATTACTTTCAACTGCTAAGCTACGTCTTAAAAAAGCTGAGCAGGAACAAAAAGTATTGCTTAAAGATAAATGGCTTTATTACAATGGCAAAATGGATCAAACTGAAATTGAAGAAAAAGGCTGGAAGCCTGACCCTTTTGATGGGCTTAAGATACTCAAAGGTGAAATGGATTATTACTACGATTCAGATCCGGAGATACAACACTCTGTTGAGAAAATAGAGTACATAAAAACTACGATAGATACTTTGAATGAGATACTTAATAATGTTAATTGGAGACATCAAACAATCAGTAATATGATTAAATGGAGGATATTCGAAAGTGGTGGCTAAACCTAATTACAATTTTAAATTAAGTGTAAAAGATATTAAAATTATAGAAGACGCGCTTCATAATAAAGTCGGTCGTAGAGCCGAACGTATGATGAAGGGCGAAGATGCAGAAGTATTACAAACTGAAACAAAAGAAATCAACGATCTTTTAGGACGTATTCATAATCAAAAGAGTTGGTATAGACCACAACAAGGGGTTTATGTGAGTGGCTAATATTACTATATTAAAGAAAAATGAAAGCACAGCTCTTGTTGATTGCGATGCAGGCATTGCTCAAGAGTTGAGTGAATATTTTTCTTTTTTTGTTCCAGGTTATAAGTACATGAAATTGTACAAACGTAGAATCTGGGATGGTAAGATTAGATTATTCAATGCGGTAAATAGAGAACTTCCGGCCGGACTTTATCCATTTGTTGATGAATTTTGTAAAAGAAATAGTTATACACTTTTAACAGAATCTTCTGATTACGGTTCTCCTTTAGATAAGAATGAACAAAATCCAGAACTTATTTACAAATACATTAAAGATTTAAATTTACAATCTCGTGGTAATCCGATTGATATAAGAGATTATCAGTTTGATGCCGTAATGAAAGCCTTGAATCTAAATAGATGTGTATTACTTTCTCCTACAGGGTCTGGTAAATCACTAATCATTTACTGTCTATCTCAAATATGGTTAAAATATATTACAGATGGGTTTAGGTACCCTCACGCTGGAAGAGTTTTAATTGTAGTTCCTACTACTTCTCTTGTAGAACAAATGGAAAAAGACTTTATCGATTATGGATATAGTCCTAAAGGTATTCATAAAATATATTCAGGAAAAGATAAAGACAATATTAATTCGGCCATCGTAATATCTACATGGCAATCAATTTATAAATTACCGAAGGATTGGTTTGATCAATTTGGAATGGTGATTGGCGATGAGTGCCACGGGTTTAAATCTAAATCTCTGACTGATATTATGAATAAATGTACCGAAGCAAAATATAGAATTGGTACGACTGGTACACTAGATAATGCTCAGGTTCATCACCTTGTTCTCCAGGGACTCTTTGGAAAAATCCATAGAGTTACCACAACGAAGGAATTACAAGATAATAATACGTTAGCCCAGCTAGATATAAATATAATTATATTAAAATATGATGAAAAAACGAGAAAAGATTTTGGTAAAAAAACTTATCATGATGAAATTGATTTTATTGTGGGACATGAAGGTAGGAATCGGTTTATTCGTAATTTGGCTCTTAGCTCTTCTGGTAATACTCTCGTATTATTCCAACGTGTGGATGCTCATGGTAAACCTCTCTTCGATTTAATTAATGAGAAGGCAGAAAAAGATAGAAAAGTTTTTTATGTTTCTGGGGAAGTAGAAACAAACGATAGAGAAGCCATTCGACAAATTACGGAGAAACAAAAAGATGCTATTATTGTCGCAAGCTTGGGTACTTTTTCCACTGGTATTAATATACGGAATTTGCATAATATTATATTTGCAAGTCCGTCAAAGTCCCAAATTAAAGTCTTACAAAGCATTGGACGAGGATTACGTCAATCAGACGACGGAAGATCTACTACCCTTTATGACATCACAGATGACATCCATTATAAAGGAAGAAAAAACTACGCGCTACTTCATGGCGAAGAACGAGTAAAAATATATAATAAAGAAAAATTCAACTTTAAGATTATTGAGGTTCCAATTGGAAATTAGACAATTTAAATTAGCTACTGACGATGAAATTATCTGTGAAGTAGTAGAATATCATGAAGACGATGATGCAATTGTCATACGTAAAACTATGAAATTAGTCATGATGGATAATATGGCTAATGGCGTAAGATATTACGCCTTTCGTCCTTTTATGATGTATCAATTAGAACCAGAAAGCTTTCAGATTATTAATTGTCAACATATTGTTGCAGAAGCAAATCCTACTCAAGAAATAATTCACGAATATTTAAAAGCTTTAGAAAATGTAATGATCGATGACGACACAAGTGAAGAAAATATGGATGAAATTCGACGCGAGACCAAACGTCAATGGGACGCTTATCAAAAAACAAAAGCTCAAAGTATGAAAGATTATTTTACTTCTGATTCTGATAATGTTATTCGATTTACACCATCAAAAGACAAAATGCATTAAGGTATACTATCTCCCCCTCAGTATACTCTTTTATTATAACATGGTTTTTAAAGTTTGTACACGCTTTTTTTCAGTGTACAATCACTTTTTTTCGTTGTATAATGGTATTAATTATGTTAAAGGATTTTGATTATGAAACCACAAGATAGGCCGCATTATGTGAATAATGCTCAGTTTTCTCAGGCCGTTGTAGACTATGTAACCATCTTAAATGAAGCTAGAAATAAGGACGAAAAACTTCCTATAGTCCCTGATTATATTGCTTCATGTTTTCTTAAAATCGCTGAAGGTCTTTCTCACAAAGCTAATTTTATTCGATATACTTATCGAGAAGAAATGGTTATGGATGCGGTTGAAAATTGTTTAAAGGCAATCGAAAATTATAATTTAGAAGCAGCTACAAGAACTGGTAAACCAAACGCCTTTGCATATTTTACACAGATTTCTTGGTATGCGTTTTTACGCAGAATTGCTAAAGAGAAAAAACAACAAGACATCAAATTTAAATACATGTCACAATCTGGAGTTGAAGCTTTCTTACTGGATGAGACTGATAATCCTGTAGCAGCAAACTTTGTTGATATGCTTAAAGATAGAATTGAAAAAGTAAAAGGGTATGATACAGAAGTAAAAGAGTTTGCTAAAAAAGAAAAGAAACGTAAGCGTCCTATTCAAAAAGTAGATTCAGATTTGGTGAAGTTTTTTCAATGAAAGTAGCAATTATTAATGATACTCACTGTGGCATCCGTAATAGTTCTGACATATTTCTCGATAATGCAGAGAAATTTTATGCTGATGTATTCTTTCCTACTCTTTTGGAACGTGGTATTCGCCATATCATTCACCTTGGTGACTACTTTGATCACCGGAAATTTATTAACTTCCGCGCTCTTAACCGCAACCGTCATGTCTTTCTTGAACGGCTACGGCAAGAACAAATAACAATGGACATTATAGCAGGTAATCACGATACCTACTATAAAAATACAAATGATCTTAATTCTCTTAAAGAACTATTAGGACATTATATGAATGAGGTTCATATTATACATGAGCCTACTGTGATGGAATACGGTTCTTTAAAGATGGGAATGGTACCATGGATTTGCGCTGAAAATCACGAAAAAACTATGGAATTTATTAAAACCGCAAAATGTGATTGGATTGGTGGTCACTTTGAATTTGCTGGTTTTAATGTTATGCGTGGTGTTATTGCACCGCATGGATTAGATCATAAACTTTTATCACGATTTGAACGAGTATTATCTGGCCATTTTCATACAAAGTCTCAACAAGATAACGTAACATATCTTGGAACACAAATGGAATTCTTTTGGTCAGATGCTAATGATCCTAAATTCTTTCATATTCTTGATACTGAAACAAGAGAATTAGAAGCAATACGAAATCCTTATACTTTATTTGAAAAAATTGTGTACAATGACGAAGAAACCGATTATAATAAGTATAATGTCAGCGACTTAGATGGTAAGTACGTAAAAGTTGTTGTCGTAAATAAAAAAGATATATTTACATTTGATCGATTTATTGATAGAATACAAAATAGAAAGATACACGATCTTAAAATTGCTGAAAACTTTGATGAGTTTGTAGGCGATAACGTAGAAGATGAATCAGTATCTATTGAAGATACTACCGAATTACTAGATACGTATATTGATGCTGTTGAAACTGATTTAGATAAAGACAGACTTAAAATTTCTATGCGTAATCTTATGACTGAAGCACAGGCTATCGAAACAGTATGATTTTATTTAAAACTCTGCGGTTTAAGAATTTCTTGTCTACTGGAAATAATTGGACCGAGATTAATCTGAATAAGTCAAAGTCTACTCTTATTGTTGGACAAAATGGCGCAGGCAAATCCACAATGCTAGATGCAATTGCATTTGGTTTATTTGGTAAGCCTCATCGTAATATTAATAAACCACAACTTGTAAATTCAATTAATGGTAAAAACTGCTCAGTTGAAGTTACATTTGATATTGGTAAATCATCGTATAAAATTGTACGTGGTATTAAGCCGAATGTATTTGAGATTTGGAAGAATGGTGATATGATTAATCAATCATCACATTCCAAAGAGTACCAGAAGATTCTCGAGCAAAACATCTTGAAGCTAAATCATAAAAGCTTTCATCAGATTGTTGTCTTGGGGTCCTCCTCCTTTGTTCCTTTCATGCAACTCCCGGCACAACATCGGCGAGATGTTATCGAGGATCTTCTGGACATTAATGTTTTTTCTAAAATGAATCAACTCTTAAAAGAAAAAAATACTGTTTTAAGAGATAAATTAAAAGATATTGAATATAATCTTGAACTAACTCGTGAAAAAATAGAACTACAGAAAAAGTATATTCGAGAAGTAGAGGAGTTAAGTAATGACCAGATTGAAGAAAAAGAAAACGAAATCTTCCTCGCAGAAGATTCCATCGAAAACTTACAATTGGAAAATGTCAACGCGTCCGAAGAAATCGAAAGTCTCTCAGAAGGTCTTGAAGAAAATCTCAAAAAGAACCATGATAAGAAGCAGACGCTCCTCCACTACAATGCAGAGTTTAATCAAAAAATCAAACAACTTGTCAAGGACTCGAAGTTTTACGAAGAAAATGATACATGCCCCTCATGTTCCCAAGATATTAGTAACGACCTTCGATCGGAGAAACTCTCCACCGCAAAATCCAAAGCATCAGAGATCCAAAAAGCTTTGGACGATGTCTCTGAACAGTCGACTATTGTGGAATCGGCTATTGAACGGCTTAATAATACCTCAAATGAGATCAGAACCAAAACCTCATTTATATCTAGCAACAATAGAGAAATCGTACGGTTGCAAGGACAGATTAAAACTCTCACCGATGCCATATCAAAAATACGCAGCAATGATGGTGATGTAGCTAAATCAAAACTAGATTTACAAGAATTAACTTCTACTAAAGATAATTTGCTTGAAAGTAAATTAACTATTAATGAAGAATATTCTTATAATACTGTTATGGCAGAAATGCTAAAAGATACAGGAATTAAAACTAAAATCATTAAACAATATATTCCTGTCATCAATAAGTTAGTAAATCAATATCTACAGATTTTAGATTTTTATGTTCACTTTGATTTAGATGAAAGCTTTCAAGAAACTATTAGGTCACGTCATAGAGATGCGTTTTCATATGATTCTTTTTCTGAAGGTGAAAAGCAACGTATTGACTTAGCTCTATTGTTTACTTGGCGAATGATCGCTAAAATGAAAAACTCTATTTCAACAAATCTACTTTTACTTGATGAAACATTTGATTCAAGTCTAGATCATGATGGTGTTGAAAACTTAATGAAGATTCTACATTCTCTTGACGAGAATTCGAATACGTTTATTATATCTCATAAAGGTGATATTTTAGATGGTAAATTCAAAGAAAAGCTAGAATTTGTAAAAGAAAAGAATTTTAGCAAAATAAAAGATTTACAAATTGTTGAAGAAATGGTATAATAAATACATTACTAATTGGAGTATATTATGGAATTGAAAGACGAAACACTTTCTGTATTGAAGAATTACGCATCGATTAATCCGAATATTGTAATTCATCAAGGCAATACAATTAAGACTATGACAGAAGCACGTAATGTATTGTCTTCTGCAACTTTATCCGAAGATTTTCCACAAGACTTTGGCATCTATGATCTCAATGAGTTTCTTGGTGTGATTAATCTTGTCGGTGAACCTCGACTTAAATTTGAAACCGATTATGTTGTCGTGACTGACAGTAGTAATCGTTCTCGTGTAAAATACTTTTTCTCAGATCCAGAGATGCTTACAACTCCTACAAAGGATGTTAAAATGCCTCCGGCTGATGTAAAGTTTATTTTAGATAATGATACGCTAAACCGAATTAAACGAGCGGCTTCTACTCTTGGCCACTCTGAACTTTCCATTACTGGAAAAGATGGTGTGTTAAGTCTATCTGTTGTTGATAGTCAAAACGCAACATCAAACGCATTCTCTATTGATGTGAGTGGAGAATTTGCTGGAGATAACTTTAACTTCATCTTTAATATTGCAAATCTAAAAATGATTCCGGGTGATTATGAAGTTGGTATTTCTTCAAAACTTATTTCACATTTTGTTAACAAAGAACTAGGCATAGAATATTGGATTGACCTAGAAAAGAAATCAAAGTAAGGAGAATAATATGT